CAAGAAAAGCAAAAGAAGAGATTATTGCTTTAAACATGGCTCATTGTAATGCTAACAATATCGCTATTGCTACAGGAGAAGATGCTCAAGTAAATCAAGCTTATTCTTTAGGTGTTGTAAAAACTGCTGTAGTAAGAAACGCTGAAGGAATAGAAGATTCTAAATAATAAGAAACCCGCCGTTTTACAAATACAGATTTAGGGCTACAATTCCAAGGTAATTACTTATCCTTATGCCAACCCCAGACGAGCTTCTAGCTTCCAAGCAACAAGAAGCAAAAACTCTTGCCGATGAATATAACGCTGGTCAAGAAGAGATCAACGAAAAAACAAAGGCTCAACAAGAATTGCTTCAACAGATCCTTAAAATTACAGGTGCTATAGAAGCACTTCAAGAAGTTAAGGCTCCTGCTGATCCTGCTTGTGAAGTAGTTTCAGAGTAAACTTAATTAAAACATTGTTCTAATGGCTGCAACTATTACTTGGTCTGTTGACTCTCACAAGCATGAAACTGCTGGTAAGAAGTGCATTTTAAGCGTTTCTTATCGTGTAACTGGTGTTGATGGTGATACCACCGACTCTATTTACAGTGAAGTTGCTTTGGATCGGCCTTCTGATTCAGATATGCAAGATTATTCAACCTTCTTGGGATCTGGAAACACTGCTTTAGTTGCAGCCGTTAAAGCAAAACTTGGTACTGATACTGTCACTGCTAATGAAGATGCAGTTAAAAATTCAGTTGCAGCGTTAAAAGCTCCTACTGAAGTTTGGACTTCTGGCCCTTCTCCTGCATAATTTTGCAAAAAGTTTTTAACATTATCTCAGCACTTTCGTTCTTACTCGTTTTGGGTATAACTGGTGGTGGTGTCTTTGGTTATCTTTGGATTACTAATGAGGATAACCAAAAGATGCTTCAAGATAAAGCAATGGAAAAGGTAATGGGTGCGATGAAGATGCCTGGTTTATCTGGCCCTGCTTTACCTACTGGATCATTAAGTCCTGCTCAACAACGAAACGAAAATAAAAAAGCAAAAGATCTTCCATTGCTAGATTTTTAAATGTTTAAATCTAGTTCTCAATTATTAGCCGTTCTCCTTGGCTTTGGTCTTATATCAAGTAATTTTTTTACTTTAATGATATTAGCTCGCAAAGATTCGGGGATGCCAAACCTAGCAGCACTTCCTAGCAATAAATATTCAAGTTTTTCTATACGAAGTGACAAGGAAGGTAATAAACATTCTTGGACAATGGCATCTAATCAGCATGATCCTGCCAAGCTTTTATATTCCAAACAAGAAACTCGACCTGGTTTTAAAGGTACGACAGAAATTTCTGTTCATAAAGAAACAGTTGCATTAGAAAGACCTATTTACACTCAAGAAGAAAGAGAAGCAATAGATATGGCTTGCTTAGAAACTGGGATAAAAGGTGCAACAAATGGAGAAATGATTGGGTCTAGTATTGGTGCTGCAACTTCTCCTGCGATCATGCAAGTTCCTATAATTGGCCCCGTAGCAAGTGGCATCTGGTTTGGTTTAGCAAGGAAACAATCTGGAAAGGTTGGTTCTGCAATTGCAAAAAATTGGAATGATTGCTAATAGGAATGATCCCAAGGATTGAGATTCCTTTTATTGGAATTAAACCTATTAATACATATATTGTTAGTGTCCCAACTGTTTTACCTCCAAGCGTTCCTATCAATGTACCAATAGGATTTCCATTAATAGAAATGCCTTGCGTTAAAGCAAGACGTAATGTTGAAAATGATGCCCTAATAGATACTGATCCAGAGCATAATTTGATTTTGTGTTCGGGAGCTGGTGCTCCTGCTTTTGATCCTATAAATTATGAACCATTAAGGATTGTTCCTATAAAAGAGGAAGAACAACAGAGATACGAAGAACCAGAAACGCTTCCAGCAGCAGAAGTGCCAGAAGTACAGTCAGAAGCTTGCCCTCCTGATGGTGCGCCTGAGATTGGTACAAAAGTCGAAGAAGGTACTAAACAGATTATTAAGTATGAATTGGTAGGAAACCGTTGTGTAACTAGATATAAAAAATTAAATGTTCAACAACAGATAATTGATGCCATCCCAACAGTTCCCCAAGTCGTAAAAACTGGGGGGATAACGCTCGTAGCAACTACAGCAGCATTGAGCGCACCACTGCTTTTGAAGGCAGTCAAGCCCATCATTAAACAGATAGTAAATAAAGTTAAAAAGATTTTAGGAAAAAATGTAAAACGACCAAATTTATCGCAAAAAAGAACTAATTCTTATCGGGAAAAACGGGGTTTACCACCTCTAAAGGAGAAGAAATAACATGTCGATGAGGTAAGACTTGACCCATCTTAGGCTTAACTACAATATCTTCGCATAAATGAAAGTAAGGAGAATCTACAGCAAATTCAATTCCATCTTTTTTCAATATTCCGCACTGTTTTAATCTGGCAATGTGCCAATCTAGCTTTTTATTTTGTATTAATTGCTGTTGATGTTCGCCTTGTAGCTTTGCATTTTTAAGGCAAGTACGTTGAAATCTGCGATCAAGTGGCATTGAAAAAGTTAAACTTGCACCAATGTTAAGTGCGTGATTGTCCTTCTGGCCTGTCCTTACATCTTGGTAATAAAGAATAGTGCCATCATCGTTGTAGACAGGGCTTTGATACCAGTATTCTTTAGGTTCAGAGTAGCTATGTGAGTCAGTTACAAATGGAGAAAATGTCAACATTGGCCCTTGGCAAACCACTCCACCACCGTATTGGTTTTGTATAAGATTTCCCTGTAAAGTTTGTATTGCCATATTGGTCAGACTTGCTGACGTATTAGCAACTGGAGCTGCTGTTTGTGAAGTATTAGCTAACGCACTTTGACCACTAAATAATATTATTGCGAGAAAACTGAAGTAGTTTCTGTTGTACTTTCGAGTACGGTAGTACGATTTATCGTTGTTAGATTTGAAAGGCCAGGTCCAATATAACTTTCTGCGTATTGGAAGGCTGCTCCTGGAACCGTCAAGGTTGCATTTGGTTTTTGTGTTAGGTCTGCACCAGTCCATGTATAACTCACCCCATCAACTGTTTGAGATGTTTGTGTTGGTGGCGGCGAAATAGTCGCACCATCAAATGTGATATTTGTTCCGTTAACCGTATAAGTATGCCCAGTGTTGTAGTCAGTAGAGACAATAGATTCAGTGACATTTTGAGTAGTGCGGGTAACTGCCGACATGGTTCCACTTGAAAAGTTAGGAACCACTGGCACAGCTAAAGTATAAGGTGTATTTAGTATTAATAATAATGGTAAATACCTCTTCATTCTTACTTCACAGAAATAGATGTAACGACAGATCCAGTTGAGACAGTCCCCTGACCCCCAGCAGTCAAACTCACAACTCCAGCACTTGTAACAGATCCAGCAAGTGACCCTGCCACACCTGAGCTATGCGATGTCACATCAGAGAAGTTTGGAACTGCACCTGTCGCTGGCGCACTGGTAGGAACCGCATCTCCTGTAATCAATGATTGGCTAAACGAAAATGATTCTCCAGAGGTCGCATTTTGTGTCGCAGCAATAGTTCCTGGCGCATAAACACCTGAAGTAATAGTGCCAACACTGAGAGTCCCAGCAGTTGTTCCGTCGGTAACATCTACTCCAGTCCCAGAGATACTGAATGAAGTACCAATTCTCTCGGCTTGAGTCACCGCCGCATTGACGGTTAATTGTGCGCTAGAAGTGATGCTATGTGTCAGATCTGCGTTAGCAGCAGGGGCCGCTAAAAAAAGCAATAGTAAAAATTTGTTCATTGAAGGTTGCCATCAGTGCCTACGTTTCTTCCAGTTATGGGATCAACTCGTAAGACATTAGGTTGTTTAGCTATTAATTCTATAGGTTGTTTGATCACAATAGTTTGATAACCGCTACCGTTTACAACATTGCCATTAGATTCACCTTCTTTCTTTTTCTTTTTAGATGATCCTCCTCCACCTACACTGACTCCCCATCCAGCTAAAATATTCCCCAATAATCCCGCCGCAAAAGTGCTGTCAACACGGGGCTGGTCAGGTATATCCATACCGAACATTCTGTTAGGCAATTTTAAATATCCAAGGCTGAGAACGCATAAGCACCAGGTCAAAATTGCGGCCTGAAAGGAAGTACTGACAAGAAACATGATTTTTTCTTGATATTCAGGCTGGTCTTCTTGTACTAATACTTTGGCTTTTTCTTCTTGGGAGGCTTGAGATTTGTTTTTTTCTTTGGCATCCATGTAAAAAACTTGTAAACATCTCTACATTAGACATAAATACTTGAAACGTAATGAAGTTCCTTTCCCAAAAACAGAAAGAAACAATTGCTAAGGCACATGGCCTAACTGTTGAATCTATAAATAAACGTATTGAACTATGGAGCATTATTAACGATCCAGACGTATCTCAACCTGATTTAGTAGAGGCTCAGAAAGCATGGATTAAGATTCAACAAGGAACTTGGCCTAATGTAAATGCCTGAAATTATTGCTGCACTTGTTGGGGCTACTGTGTCAGCCTGTTTAATGGTTTTAGGAAACAGATCCTCGAAACGTCAAGGAGATGTGCGTGAGATATTCCACCGACTCAATGCTATAGACAAGGAATTAGTTAGGCTTGACTCAGTTAGACCTCGTAATTGGCGTGGGCAGTAAGAAACCCCTTAGCGTCCTCTACAACTCTAAGGGGTTCCTAGAACATCGCATCCCACTGCGTGTTGAATAACTTACTTACATGCTGAGTAAATTACAAAATCATTCTAGTCTTTTTTAAATGAAAAAACTATTCAAGCCTTTATTACCTCTTCTCTATGCTTATTTACGCAGTGAGGCAGGTAAAAAAATGTTACTAGATCTATTAAGATCAGCAGCAAAACAAACTACAAATACACTGGATGACGAGGCTGTTAATTTTCTTCAGTCAAGGTTATACCCAAAAACTAATACAAATTTGCAGTGATCTTTGAATGTCAATGCGACCATTGCAAAGAACTTCGTAAGCAACAACGAAGAGCTGAAGAAAGGCAAAATGAATTAAAAATGAAAACTGCCTATCAATTACTGCTTCAAGATCATCTCAACTAATTTTTTCTTAGCACAATGAGACTTTGACCCAGCTAATGATCTAAGTGTTCGGCTAGGTAACATTTCTAAAAATCTTGCGTATCCCTCACGTTCTTTAGGACTCCTGTAAACAAATCCACTGCCGATAAAATTAAGTAGTCCCATTGCGTATTTTGTCAATAATAGTTAACTTACTAATGAGGGTTTTAAAGCGATGGCCCTCGCTTCGAGAAAAGTGTACCTCTTGTTGTCAAATGATCCCCACCCCATAGGCTACATAAGATACAAGAGGTTTCACTAATAACAATATGAAGTTTCAATTACCTTGGTCATATTGGTTAAAAAAAGAAAAAAAAGACAAGCCTCCTAGACCTATTTTAGCAACAGACATTACTTACGAAGAAGAATTAGTTGTTGAAATTGCTTTAAGAATAGTAATGAAAAATGCTCCAGAAGGAGAAGATATTGGAGACTTGCTTAGTCTTTTAGCTAAAGAAAATTTTCGTTTAAATAAAGTTGTAGATCAAGTAGCAAATTATGCTGAATGTTTAGAAGATGAACTGGACGCTATTCTTCCTTATGCCAAAAGCAAGCACACTCCTTAGCCCACTCTCCACCAGTTGATCTTCCTTCGGGCAAACCTAAACCACATTCAGCTTTTACAATTAACCAGTGCAAGCAATCAATACATCTAGGTTTACCTTGATCAATAGCCCTAGCGTCTGCATAAAGGTATTCAGCCTCTAATACAGCAGGTTCTAGTTCTTTTGCGTCTAAAGGAAGGTCTAACTTACCAGTTTTAGTTTTTATCTTGACTCGCCACTCATTTTCTTCTGGTTCATAGAGAACC